TTCAACTTCATATGCAAGCGTCGCACTTGGTGTCGGAGCCAAAGTTATTGTGGTTCCTGACGTTGTGGCTGTGTCCGTGCTGTACATCCGTGGAACTCCTGTCGTTGTTGAGTTTGGCCAATAATCCCTTAAATAAGAATCAACTCTATGATCTAAAAACGTGACCACATCACTCGATGTTATCGCCACTTGCCTAATCATTCTAGCTGTCGATATAACATACGATGGTGTGCCAACAACAAGATTACCAGTGGCATTCCCTCGAAAGCAAGGTAAATTTGGTAACCTTTGAAAAACCATAGTTTCGGCTTGAGTTATTATTTCGTCAATAGACGCTGTCAACTCCGTGGAATCGTCTTCTAAAAAATTCTGTATATTCGCTTTTAAAGTTGTGTAGCTCATTTAATTACCCCAAGTCCCTGAACCCCAAGTTCCAAATCCCCAAACAGGAATATCAACAATTTCATTTCCAACTGCACCAGTACCTGCAACTCCAGCTTCATTAAGTGAAATCTCTGTTGATTCAATTCCAACCGCACCAGCACCAGCACTACCAGCATTACCAGTAACTCCCAAGAAACCTAGTTCTGTTCCTACCGCTCCAGTACCTCCTGCAGCATTCGCAACAACTTCAGCAAGTTCAACATTTGCACTAGAGCCTACAGCTCCAGTTGACCCAACACCTGAAACTTCTGGATATCTTTCTAAATCATCAATGCCAATTGTACCTTGAGATCCATGACCAGGGCAACCAATAGCTTTTTTTAAATGTGTTGGAACAAATGGATCTGAAGTAAAGGCAATGTAAATTGTTACGTCTTCACGATCTTGCCCAGTTGATCGAGGTTTAAACAATTGCTCTGCATCTATAATATTTTTGGCAGGAGTAAGTTGCGGGTGCTTCGGTTCCCACTCGTCAGCAGCAACACGCAATCCATCCCAAGTGGTTTTCAATTGGGTATAGCGAACACGCTGTCCTCCTCTGTCGCTTATCGCATATGATTTTTTGCCTTTTGCGTATTTTGCCATTTTATGTCAAGTTCAATGCTGTTGGTATTATTCTTAAACTCACACCATCATTATCTGTCGATGCTGCAAAATTAAAAGCCCTTTCGTACAATTCGTTTAATAGTTGAAACCGATCTGGAGCGTACTTGATTGCAAGTTTTGCTGCCAATCCCGCAGAAATGCAATCAGACCAACGATAAGGAACGTCTGTGTCTTGATTAGACGCAGTGACATCATCAAGCTGATTTACCGCCCAGTACACCATGCTATATGTGCTGTTGTCTGGAACATTCCAAAAATAAACAACTGGGGTGTATTGCTTGTCAACCATAAACTGGCTTGGCTTTCCAGAAGTAGTTTTATTTGGAATTTGGTTGTACTCAGAAATTGTCACTCTGTTTATAGTTTGATCAGTAGTGCCATCTCTTATGACCGCATCAATGATATCAATAGTTCCTGTTGGCAGTGCATAAGATGCAGTTCCACTTACAAGAGACAAAGTGTTCTGAGTTACCGCCCAGTAATTTATACCTCTATTTGCAAATTCTGAAAACAACATGTTCAAACTACGTCTGGCAGAAACAACTTGCCCACCAGTACGTGTCTGAGCATCTATCCCACAACGCTCAAATGCCTCTGTCGTAATCTCTTCTACGTCTGGTCTAAATGCTACTGTTCCTGAAAGTGCCATTAATTTACCTTATGCAAAAAAGACGTTCGCTAATACAACTGTGGCAACTGTATATTTCACAGATAGGCCAGACTTAAACAACATCCCTTCATCTGGGATAGTATTATCTATAGTTGTGTTATCTGTCCCGATTGTCTGAGCTTTAAAAATAATCGTCCCATCTTCTGGTGTTCCATTGTAGAAATCAACTAATCCTGCTGTCCCAGCGGAAACAATTGAGTATCCCTTTAGTCGAGTTCGCCCACCACCAGCTACTGCACTGGCACATAAAGATCCAGAGCCAACTGTAATATTACCAGCATACTGAGCGGAGCATTCCACTGCACTAACTGTTACAAATAACTTAGCACCTGCCACTGCTTCCGCAGAGCCTGTGGATGTTATTACTTCAGTTATCGCATTCCCAAAAACATCGGTTCCAGTTATTGTGCACGTTTTCGCATTATCACTAGTCCCTGCCGTAGTGACAGTTACATTTCGAGCACCACCGCCTACGAAGGTAGTTGCTGCCATTGTTGCTGATGTATTAGGTCTAGCTGCAGTAACAAGCCGATCAGGGTCTGCTGCATTCTCGTCTGCTATAAAGGCTACTTGTACGTCTGTTTGTACACCCATGTTAATCTCCTATAAATGAAGGCGGGGTTAATGCCCCGCCAAATTAAACATTAGGCTGCGAAAACAAACGTACCTGTAGTACCTGCGCCAAGACTTTGAAAGTTATACGAAACGTTCCACAAACCTGCTGTTGTGCAAGTGAAGTAGATGTAAGAACCAATGCTGAACAAGTTTGTTGTTGCGCTAGCAGGAGTATACTTTAACAAAGTTTCCCCAGCAGTGGACGCATCAAACGTGACCGCAGAGCTAGTTCGGCTCTCTATAATGCTACCTGTTTCATAGGCATCACTACCTGCGCAATCAAAACTTAAAAATGCTGTTCCGCCAGTCGTGTCTACTGACTGAGCATGTACAACAACCACTCCTGCCGTAGCAGCAGGAAGAGTAGTAACCTGCTGCGCTCCTCCAGTAAATGGATTGATGTTAATTCCAGCAACGTAAGTAACAGTGCCAGATGTGGCTTTAGCTGTTACAGTAAGACCCCCTAAAGTGGGCATCCCGCCTGAAAATACAGAGCCAGCTACCGTAAGATTGCCAGCAACGGTAGCACTACCACCTATAGTAGCGTCGTTATTATATGTAGAATTTGTTGTGTAAGCTCCAGTCGTTGCATTCTTTGTAACGTCTTTAAAGCCGTTTTCAGAGCGTACTGCCCCTGTAAAAGTAGTAGTACCCATGTTAATCTCCTGTCTGGGATAAGTCAGTCACATGATGCGACTGTCAGGATTAAAAGTTGAGGGAGAGCTAATGCCCTCCCCCAGTGATATTTATGCAGCACCTTCTGTGCCATATATACCACGCCAATCGGTTACGCCAAAGGAATATCGTTCTCTTACTTTGTATCGGACATTTCCAGTTTCGAAATCGCCTTCCATGCCTTTTTTCATTGGGCTTCTTTGGAACATTTTCAGTCCATCAGGAACATCCGTCTGAACAAAGAAAGCATCCGCATCGCTTAACCTTCTCATGATATGATAGCCTTTAGGTAGATAACCACCTGACTTAATGGCATTTATATCATTGTCTGCTGTTCCAGTTCTTAACTGAGATTCCAATAATCTTTCAGCTACAAAAGTGTAAGCTGTTGGAATAATCAACTGAGTACCTTGTGCAGCAATCCGTAGTCCACGATCATCTTTCATATCAGAAATATTGATAAGAATTGATTCAAGTGAAGTTTCAGATAAATCAGCAGCCGTTGCTAACACATTAGACTGGTTTCCATTAGTAGTTGGGTGAGATGCACTTAGAAGTACAACACCGTCACCACCGTTAAAACCAGAGGTCTGTGCGTTATTTAAGACGTTAGCAGCTTTGATTTCCTTAGTGGAAGCCATAGAACGTGCAAGTGCCTTAGTATAACGTGAAGCAATTGAGCCATACTGGCCGTCTTCTTCAGCTTCCTCAGTAATTGAGAATGCCAAAGCAACTGTTTCATGTTGATAACGAGCGGTCCACTGTTGACTGCCTGAATCATAAGAAACAGACGAACCTTCATCTTTTGTTGGTGCAGAACCAAAACCTTGCAAAAGTAAATCTTCTTCATACGCTTTGTTAGAAGAGTTTGAAGAAAATACGTTTGCGTATTCTGCGGGATAGCTGTCGTACTCAAGCCCAAAAAGAGTATTTAAACCCGGCTCAAGCATGGAAGCAAATTGTGCTCTATTCATAGCCATTTTTTATACCCTCCTATATACCAGCAATATTAGTACCAAGGATGTGCTCATTGATTGTCACCTCCATGATAGCAAATTCGCCAAGTGCGTTGTCTGGAGCTTCATATAAGCCAATGATCTTACAAGTAGCAATACCTGCTGCCATTGTTCCATTGAGTTCAAAGCCAGATTGACCAGTCGTAGTAGAACCTGCACCAGCAACAACATCAGCACAATTGCCGATATTTGTCTGGGCAGGTGTTCCTGCTGACTGAATTTTATACACAATATATGGATCATCATATACATAT